CAACCAAAGGTATTATGTCTGTACATGCAAACAAACCATTACACCTACCATTCTGTGAGTCGACTATGGAGGAGAAGAGACAAGCTTGGGAGGCTACCCTCGGTACAAACAAGATAAGAATGTGGGATCACTTTGGCTCCACCGATATCGATAACATCATATCTAAAGTACAATACTTAGCTAGTGGATTAGATTGTAAGTTTATTATACTTGATCACTTGACTATGATTGTATCGGCAATGACTGGTGACAATGAGAGAAGAGCAATCGATAGTATAATGACAAGACTGAGGACTCTAGTTCAGGAACAGAACATACATCTAATGTTGGTATCGCATTTAAGTAGAAAAGCCAGTTCTGATAGTGGACACGAGGAGGGTGCGATAGTTAGTCTATCACAACTCAGGGGTTCACACGGTATTGCACAACTGTCTGACTTTTGTTTCTCGTTAGAAAGAAACGGACAAGCAGAAGATTTGCAGAAGAGAAACCAAACCACAGTTCGTGTATTAAAGAATAGATTTAGTGGAGAGACTGGCCCATGTTGTTGGCTACAATGGAGTAAGGATACCGGTCGTCTTACAGAGATTGCTAACCCTAAATCAAAAGACAGTGATGACTTTAGAGAGGTGAATGATGGATTCAAAGTTTGACACAGTAGTTTTAGATATTGAAACAGATAGTCTTGATGCTGCCAAGATACATTGTATATGTATTCAGGACTATGTTACCGGAGAGCAACGGGACTTTATACAAGATCAAGGATGCGAAGAGTTTAAAAAATTTCACAACCAAGAACGTAAGTATATCATGCACAATGGTGTCAGCTTTGATGGGCCAGTGTTAGAAAGATTACTAGGTATTACAATACCTTTGGAAAATATTATTGACACACTTCTAATATCTCAGATGATTAATGCACACATCGACGGTGGTCACAGTTTAAAATCTTGGGGTAATAAGTTAACGAAGAGTGGTAAGCTAGAGTTCAAAGACTTTGATCAATACTCAGAAGAGATGTTAAAGTATTGTCAACAAGACGTGCATGTAACTCGTAAACTGATGCAACACTTAGCGCCAAAGATAAGTAGGTTTAGTACGGACAGTGTTCGAATGGAACATCGCATCAGAAGAATCATAGATCAACAAGAGAAGCATGGATTTTATTTAAATGTAAACAAGGCACATGATTTATTGGAAGAGCTAAAGACAAAGTCAGAAGATTTAAAAAAAGATTTGCAAACTATCTTTGCTACTATCTACACACCACGGTTTCATAAGACCACTGGTAAACCATTAAAAGACCATGTCGATGAGTTTAATCCTAGCTCTCGTAAACAAATCGCTGAAAGATTACAAAAGAAATATAACTGGGTACCCACCAAAACAACACCAACGGGACTACCAGTTATTGATGAACAAGTTTTAAAAGAGTTACAATACCCAGAGGCCAAGATGATTGCAGAATATTTATTGTATGAGAAACGTGTATCACAAATTAAATCTTGGTTAAAGAATGTAAAAGATGATAGTCGGGTGCATGGCAGAGTGATAACTCTTGGTTGTGTCACATCTCGTATGAGTCACTATGGCCCCAACATGGCACAAGTACCAGCGAGTTATTCACCTTATGGTAAAGAGTGTCGTTCACTGTGGACTATAGAAAATCCAGATAAGTATTGTTTGGTAGGCTCTGATGCTAGCGGCCTGGAGCTACGTTGCTTTGCTCACTACCTACAGAATCCTAAATTTACTGAACAAGTTGTAGACGGAGACATACATACCTACAACCAAAACATTATCGGATTAAAAGACAGACCGACGGCAAAGACTTGGGTGTATGCATTTATTTATGGAGCTGGCGATGCAAAACTTGGTCAGATAGTTGGTGGCAATACCGATGCCGGACTCGCTAGTCGTAAACGATTTATAAATAAAGTTAAAGGTATGAAGACACTGACAAATAATTTAATTAATTTATTACAACGACGAAAGCGCAAGTATGGAGAGTACCAATTGGTTGCGCTTGATAAAAGAATTCTACTTGCTCGATCCATCCACTCCAGTTTGAATACACTTATTCAAGGAGCGGGTGCAATCATATGTAAGCAATGGCTGCTTAATATTATTGATGAGGTCGACAAGCAGAATGTGGATGCCAAGCCAGTGGCTAACGTCCATGATGAGGTACAGTTTGAAGTCCGTAAGGAACAAGCTGTAGATTTTGGTAACATAACAAAGGAGGCAATGAAACGTGTAGAAAAACAATTTAATTTACGATGTCCACTTGATAGTGAGTACTCAATCGGCACCACTTGGAAAGACACTCATTGATTGTGGATAACTCAACAGTGTGTTACACTGTACAAATGTTTGTGAAAAAAACATAAAATTTTATTAACTTTTATATAAGGAGAAAACCATGTCAAAAATATCTGGCACTGCATACTGGGCGAAAGTCCACCAACCACACTTTGATCAATACAATGAA